CGGTTAGCTTTATCCCCTGCCTTAACTGCTTCATTAACATTATTGTATTGTTGTATCCCAATCTTAGTTGTAAATTGTTCATAAGCCTTAAGTATATCTTTAACATCTTTCTCTTGGATCTTAGGTTGATTTCTTTTAGCTAAGTTTGCGTCATATCTTTGCAAAAATGTATTTTTATATGGCATTATTTTTGGGTCTTTAGACTCTACAATTACACCAGCTATTCTATTGGCTAAAGTATAATCTTGAGCTAAATCTGCATTATCATAATCTGCTAGTAAACCTAATCCAGTATATCTTTGATTGGCTTTTATGATTTCACCAGGTGGAATATCTAAATCTCCAAATTGTGCTGGGGTTGTTCCAGCTTTAATAAGCTTTAATGCTTCTTTTTCGGATGGCAAAATATATTTTTTAGCTTCTTGAGTAACTGTGTCTGTACTATCTCTAATCCCCTTTTCTTTTACCCAGTTTTGAGCTTCTACTAATTCTTTAGGTTGATATGTCTTGGTCTTTGTATCATATACCTGAGACACAGAGGCTAACCCTTCAAAATATGGTGAGATAGAGTGCCTACAATTAGAGTGGAATAACCCTGCATTCTTAGCTTGGTCAATTGTCATATAACCTTTAGTTCTACCTGTCAGAGACAATATTTCATTTTCAAATGGTTTACATAAAGCACATTCTCCAAAGTGGTCTGATACTTGTACTAGATCATACCCTTCTTCTATATGAGTGTTCTGGATACCAGTTACCTGAGCTTCGGTTAATATACTTCTAGCTAATGTTCTAGCATAACCGTCTACAGATACATTTCTACCGTTTTTATAAGTAATAGCGGATAGGGAAGAGGCTCTTAGCTCATTTTCTACATTTTTAGCAATAGTTTTTAAGTCACTCCCAGCTATTTCACCTCTAGCCACTTGTATTGCCACCTTTTCTGCCTGTTCTGCGGTTATAGCTGATGTTCCTGCCTCCTCTAATCCATCTGCAATCTTTTGTGTGTATTTATAAGCATTCTGGACTATAAGCTGTATAGTTTGTTGATGAAAAGTTGCAAACTTATCTTCAAAAGTATATTGTATATTATCTTTTATAGCTTGTTTAACAGCATTGTCCATCCCTTCTTTATACAATCCAGGTATACTAACATCTGCCCAAGCCTGTAGATCTAAATCATATTCAGCAACTATTTTTTCTAAACCTTTTATCTTAGTTTTTACTGATTGGCTATCTTTACCAGACTGGATATATTGAAATATGTCTAAATAGGCTTGTTTTACAATAGCCTCTATTAGTTTAACTTGCGGATCTGATTGTACAATACCTTCTGGCTTTATCTGTGCCATATTTTAGTCTTCTATATTGTCTTCTTCGTCTTCGTCTTTTTCGTCATTATTTTCTATTGTCCCAAAATTAAAAGGATTAGCTTTAGCTTTAGCTGTCATCTCTGCCTGTATTCTTTCTAGTTTATCCATAGCTTCAGCTTGGCTAATATTGTCTATATTGCTAATAGCTTCCTCTTTAGTGGTCAATTCATAATCTAATTTATCCTTCTCAGCTTGAATTGTCTCTAATTGGTCTTCTATCAATCCATCTTTCCAGATAATCTGTGGCACTTCTGTTTGTTTAGCTGTCAATGTATCTGATTTTAATCCATTTACTCTTGCAAATTCAATTGCTGATTGGATAAGTGCTTTTATCCCATTATCCCAGTACATCTGCTTTCTATGTTTCAAAGATAAAGTTCTCAATAACTTATACTTCAAAGCTCTACCTGACTCAGCTACTCCATACTTAGTTATACCGAATAGGCTAGGGGACATCTGAGATACTATCCATAATTGCTCCAACAAAGCGTCAATCTGCGCAAATGATGACTCTAACTTGCTATCCCATACAATATATTGTGGCACACTACCTTCTCCACTAATAGGGTTGCTTGGTAATTCTACTACACCAATATCTCCTTTTCTAACTTGTCCGTTCTGGTCTAATATACCCTCTGGAACTGCTAATATAGGGTCTGCGTGTTTGTCTAAGATATGCTCATTACGAGATAACCTGTTATTTATAGCAAAGAATAAGTCCTCTAAGTCCTGATAGTCACTAATACCCCAGAATTTACCTGCTAGCCCCCAGTTTTTAATGTGGTGAATAAGTGAGAAGCCTTTACCTAATCCTGTCTCTACATAAGGCTCTAAATCTGGATAATATGCTTGTAGATCTAATTCACCTCCAATTTGTCCATCTTTGAAATCATATAGATTAGTCTCAATATATCCTTGAGCATAGGTTTCTATCAAGAGCATTTTCTTACCCATATCTTCTACAACATAGGCTAAGATATGCTCTTTAATTGGATTACTTACATTATTCTCATCATATACTGGGAAATATACATCCGGTTTAACTGTATCTATTTTAATCTGACCCTCTTCAGCTCTAATTCGCATTACAGCATCTCCTTTATAGCTAGAGCTTAAAGCATTCTCATAAAACTGCACCCACAAAGAGTTTTCATAAAATAAAGTATTAACAAAATCTTGATTATATTCTAAAACAAGGCTAGGTTTCTCTTCAAAAAGCAAGTCAGCTGAAACTGTGCTAATCATTCGAGGATAGTTAAGAGCTACATATCTAGCAGCAGTACTTGAGAATTGAGGTGCATAATCTTTAAGTTTATCTGCAAAAGCTACCTGATGTTGTCCTAAAAATAATTGTTCATACTTCTCATAATTTGCCAATCTCTGTACATCTTTTTGTGGAGGGTATTGTTTCATATATGTTAAAATCCAGCTGGTTTATTATTATATACTCTAGCAAATGAGACTTTACTCTCTACCATATAATCTATTGCATACCGCATAGCATCACAAAAGTCGTCTTTAACTTTAATTGGGTCTTCTAATATATTGCCGTTTTTATCCTCCATATATCTATAAAATCTAATCTCTTTTATTCCGTCTACTGAGTCTGATGTTATAAATAACGGGTGCCCTTTAATTGCTTTTATACCTCTAGCTACACTATTCTTACCTTTTACAGTTGGTAGCACTGCCCTATATCCTGCCCGGTATAAATCGTTTATCTTATCTGGCTCGGCTGAGTCTGCAATTATTCTAGCTGTCTTATCCACCCCTAATTCCTCTAATTTGTCTATTATAGAGTAGCTATTAAGGCCTGACTGATATAATATCTGTTTAGCATAAAAAGCACCCTCTTTTTCTCTTACTTCTACTACAGCAGTTGGATGGTTAAATCCCCAGTCAATTCCATAGCATTTATTGTCATAAGCCTCTGGTAAATCATCACACTCTTTCCAGTGGGTGTATATTGTAGATTGACTAGCTCCCCTTTCCCCCATTCCAAATACTCTATAATAAGCTGGATCAAGCTCTCTATACTTTTCTATTTCATCTATAAGTGTCTGTGGTAAGAAAGGATTATCTTTATATGTTGACTTTATAAATGTGCAGTCATTTCTAGTCATTACTTCATCATATATCCAATGGAACTCATCTGAAGGGTTATAGTCTAAGGTTATCTCTCCAGTTGTACGGATAGATAATTGCCTCCAATCTTCTAGTGTTAATTCATTTGCCTCATTAAGCCACAAATAATCTCTCTTAGCTCCTCTTTTCTTTTGTGGGTCATCCATTCCAAAAAACTCTACTAAATTTCCATTAAGTGTATATGTTTTATCTGTCTTATTATGGTTAGAACTATCATATAAGTCCATATTAACTAATATTTCAAGAAAGTCTCTCATCACAGATATTCTAAGAGCTGGGGTAGTCTTTCTTACAATAGATAAAGTTCTACCTGTCTCTTGCAATAATTTAAGTATATATTTCTGTGCAATAGAATAAGTCTTAGAGGCTCTAGCTCCTCCTTGATTGACTATAATTCTTTTATTAGCCTCCCAGTTCTTTTGGAATACTACTGTGGCTTGTATCTTCATCCTATTAGTTTCTTTTGTTTATCTTCCTCCCAAGCATTTATCCTTGCCTCAGCTATCTTAATATACTCTGCCTCCCTTTCTATCCCTATAAAGTCAAAACCTTCTAATTTAGCACCTATTCCAGTTGTACCACTACCCATAAAAGGGTCTAATACAGTACCACCTTTAGGAGTGACTAATCTTACTAGGTATCTCATAAGTGCTACTGGTTTTACCGTGGGGTGATTGTTTTTAGATGGTTGTGTTGTGAACTTCCGCTCTACACCTTTCATATCTTCTGACGGATTGCTTGATTGACCATTAAACACTTTTACTTTCTCCTCCAACTCCTCACACCCTTTATTCCTTTCACTCTTACTTGCTTTAGCACAATAGAAAAAGCGAGAGGCAGAGCCTGAGTCAGTATATTGATTTTCTATACTAACAGTTCCGCCCATACCATTTCCATACACTTTATTTTTATAATTTGGTTTATTTTTAATATTATTACTTGCTGTTGATTTACTATTCGGAAACAACCCTATCACTTCATCAGAGCCGTCGTGGATGAGATTGGCGGGCCATCGGCCGGCGTTTATTGCAACACAACCGCCGCCGTTTAATCCATTGCCATAAGCTGAAACAGACGCCCGCTTTGCGTGGCTGTTCTTCTTTGTTCCACCTTCCGCCCCCACCCTACACCCATCCACATTCAACCCGCCGGTGCCATGCTGCAGGACGTTTTCAGCCACGGTGCCGCATAGGGGCTTGCGTGCGACTGTGATTGGTTCAAGGGAAGGTTTTAGAGCAGTGCCCCAGCCTTGCCACTGCTTTGCGGCTTCGGTTGCGGGGGCGGTCATTTCTCGAACTTCATACTTTCCGCCATTAGTTTCAAAATAATCCAGTTTCCCGTATGTCTTGTTGCGTCCCGTT